CCATTTCAGCATTAAACGAAGTACCATCCTTAGTTTGGATTATTGGAGTAGTACCACTAAACAAATACTTAACTTTACCTGTTTGGGTTGTTTTTACTAACTCACCATTAGATTGTGGTTGGTTCTCATATTGTTCTACACTTTGTGATACTGCTACAATTGGTAAAATATCATCTTTGAATATGATTTGAGAAGTGTTATCTCGTTCCCTATCTACAGTAACAGTAGTTTGCCACTTTAGATTAATTTTATTTCTATGAACTGATGGGAGTGGGTTTCCATTCAAATCAACATTAGCAATACCAGCTAATGTAATTGTAGCCTCACCATTTGGAGTATTATCATCACCTTTATCGTGATAAATCCAAATAGAAATAACCCTACTTTTATCGTTTTCTAAATAATCGGGTATTTCATAGTATATAGCATTACCATTAGAATCCCTAACATCAACATAAACTTGAGTACCAGGTACCAAATTTGTTGGATGCGCAGTAATTCTTAAAAGGTTTTTACCCTTCTGTAAAACCTGTGGTACATCGGAAACTCTAAAATACTTTGTAGACTTAGCAGATTCATCAACTATAAAAGTTTGTATATCTGTTACGTTTTCTCGTACCGAATTTTTATAAACTAAGGACATTCATTACTCCCATATATTTCTTTACTATAACTATAAATATCTAATTGATGAAAATCCACCCAATTTTGTAATATCTATAATTTGGTCAACCATATCCCTCGTTTTATCAATATGAGATATTGTAACTATGAAATCAAATTGATTCTTCAGGTAATCAAATAATAAATATAAAGAATTAAAGTTATCAGTATCCAACGAACCAAAACCTTCATCAATTGCGATAAAGTTTGGACGAGGTAAATTTGATACGTTTACCAACGCAGTTCTGATAGCTACTGATGAAATAAACTTTTCCATTCCACTAGTCAATTCTAATGGCCAATACTCTTCAGTTCCATATGCAATATATGAATTAATATTCTTACCATCTGTATTTAGAAGGATTTGAAAATCTACAATTGGCTGTAATATATTATTAATCTCTACTTCTAATTTAGGAAGTATCTCTGAGATTAATTCATATGGGATTCCATCTCTTCTAACACATTGTAAGTAATATTCATACCCTTCATACTTTTGTTCCATAAACTCTAACTTATCAATAGAATCATTTACAGTCTGTATTACATTCTCTGAAATACGAATATCACCATTGATATCAATTACATCATCATTTAAGTTAGAAATATCAACATCTAAATTATCTAAAGAATCCTTTGCTTTATCAATTTTTTGTTGTATCTTTGTATTATGCTTTACTGATGCTTTTTGTTCTAATGATTTATTTATATTATTTTCTGTTGAATCTAATTTACTTTTTAACTCTGATAGTTCTAAGTTGCAAGATTTATTTGTTAATTGTAATTTTTCTATTTGATTAGTTAAATCATCGGATTGTGTTTTCAGTTCTTGAACTGTAACCAACACTTCTCTAACATCGTACTTAAACATTTCTGATTTCATATCGATAATCTCTTCACCTAATCTATTTGATTTTAGTTTTAACTTTTCGATATCATCAGATAATGTTTTTGATTTTTTAGCAAATGGTGTATTTTGATTCTTTACACAATGTTCACAATTATCATCAAATGTTAACTGCCCGATTCCTTCTAAGTGTTCTTCTTTATGTTCTATATCAGTATTAATAGAATCTAAAGAATGTGTAATCTCTTCCAATCTACTAACATAGGATTGGTGTTTTAAGTGATTTTGTTTTAAAAGGTTTAAATCATATGATGTATATGTTTGATTAACCTTATCTAAATCTTTAGTTAAAGTTTCAATATCTGTAACATAACCATTACATTCTTTTGATTTATCTACTATCTGTTGTTTTAATTCTTTTTTAAGCTCTCTTAGAGAATTTGTATCTATTATTGTATCATCTACAGGTTTTAAATCTGATACTAAATCATCTTTGGTTTCTCTTAATTGGTTTCTTTTATCTTTTAACTTAGATAGTTTATCATTATGTTTAATTAGTACCTTTTCATTCTTTTGTAAATCTTCCTTTGCTTGTACTAATTTATCAGTAAAGTTTTGATTCTTATAATCTTTTAGTAAAGCACTTAACTCTCTAATCTCATCATTAGCTATCTGATATAATTCTTCAAATACATTCATATCTAAGAATTGAGCAAGTAGTTCTTTCTTTTCTCTTTGTGATTTCTCAATGAACCCACCACTATTAGATTGATTAGACATTGCTGTAAGAATAAAATCTTCATATGAACCAACGTATTGTCTAATTATAGAGTTTGTATCTCTTCTCTCTTCACCATTTAAAGATTCAGTAGAACCATCTTCGTTTATTCGATAGAAGTTTACATCAACCTTTACAGTTCCCCTCTTAGGTGATTTCTTACCAACCCTTTCGATAAAGTAATCAATACCATTAATCTCAAAGTTGAACTTACAATCAAACTTTGATTTAGAATAGTTTAATACATCCAATGCTTTATTTGTACGAGAACACTTATCAAATAAACAGAATGATAAAGCATCCCATAATGATGATTTACCACTAGCGTTTGGGGCAAAGATTCCATATGCTCCTTTCATTTGTGAAAAATCAATTGTGTTGTTTGTACCATATGAAAACATATTAGAGAACTCAAATGTTTTCGGTTTCCATATAATGTTTTTCATTCCGTGAACACCACCCAACTTATTGTTTATATCTTGATTGATGTTTCGTATCACTTCCATTTGTTCATCAGCGATGATGTACTTATCCGATAGATACTTTTCCATCATTTTATTTTGGAATCCTATATCTCTTACGTTTTGTAATGTGATGTTTGAATCACCAATAGAATCTTTTCTATCCGATAATACTTTTTGAATCGTTAGTTCTTGTACTTTTCTACCAACCTTAACTTCTGATATAATTTTCTTTAGTTGTGATTGAGTTGTATCTTTTACCCTAACTCTCATACGAGGTTTATTAGGTATCGTTGGGTTTCCTATCAACTTACCATTATCAACATCTAAGGTTACATACCCATAATCATTATGAATCGGAACGAACTCTGATTCTTTGGTTTCAACATCCCATACCAAAATACCATGCTCAGGATATTTAGCTTCGGCATGATTCTGCATAATCGTAGAACCACAATACTTAATTGTACCCTCATCATTTAGTGATTGATTTGGTACGTGAATATCTCCCAATAGAACTAAATCGTAACCATCGAATGAATCTACCTTTACGTTTTTATTCTCTAATTGGAATCCGTATTCTGTTTTTACCTTATCTACAGGAGCATGATATAAAGCAATCTTATAATCACCATGCACTTCTTCAGATGGGATAATCTCTTTTACATCACCAAAAACAGATGAGTGTGAAAAGGAAATTCCACCCATTTTCCAAACTCCATCATCTTTCAGATAATGTAGATTTGAATGATTTAATGCGTTTACGATTGGTGATAATGCATCTAATCTATTTGGATTGTTTAGATTGGCATCGTGATTACCTGGTATCAGAATAGTTGGTAACATATCCGATAACGATTTTAGAAATGTTTGAGTCATTTCTATAACCTCAGGAGTCATATCCGTTTTTGCGTGAACAATATCCCCACATAATACAATGATGGAATCATCCGTCTTTGTAGTGGAAATATAATCATAAAGATGGGAAAATACTTCCCTATATTCTTTATGTCTTTTTAAATTTCTGATGTGTACATCAGCTATGTGGTAAATCTTTTTGATTGTACCATCATATTTAATTCTCTTCGATTTTCTCATACACCTAATAACTTATACTCCATTAACTTCCTTAGAGAAAGTAATTCCGTATTTCCTATTTCATTATAAATTTTTTCAAAACCTAATTCTGATGGGTCTGAATCCCCCATCTCAACAATGTGTACATCAATACCATTGTTCATTAATTCTTCTGCGAATCTAAGTGAATTCTTAAATGCATCTGAATCTAATGCTAAATATACTTTTCGTACACCCTTACTTATAATTCTTTTTTGTAATTCTGATTGTGGTGATTTACCGAATAGTGGAATACTATTCATTCGGATTGCCATAGCATCAAATACTCCCTCACATATAATAATTGGTAAATCCCAATTGACAAACATCTCAAATCCTACCACATCCTTTGATACATTTGGATTCTTATGTTTAAAACTACTATCGTAAAAACTTCTACCTACAAAATAATTTAACATACCATTTTCATCATATGATGGTACGATTATTTTATGTTTGTATGGGCCTTCTTCACAATACCCTATTTGGTATTTTATTATCTCCAATGAGGTTACACCCCTTCTATCTAAATAAGACAACGCATGCTTTCTTATAACGGATGTGGAAGGTTTCCATAATGGGATATATTCTTTAGGTAATTGAACTACCTTAGATTCTTCAGTAGTTACATCAGTTCTGTATCTATACTTTCTACTGAAAATAGAATTATGTTCATCCCAAATTTCTTTAGATACTTTAAGTTTTCTAAATAGAGAACGAATTGATTTACCTTTTTCATCCGATATCCAACAATGCCAAGGGTTATCCGCATTAGAGTTTAACTTTATGTTTATCTCTAATTTAGGTTTATGGTGGTTCACAAAAGGAGACCAAAACGCATAATTATCACCACTTGTTTTCTTAGCTTTACCTAAGATAGATTCTAGTAAAGAGAGTAGTCTTTCTTCCATATTGTTCTAAATATACAAAAAATATTTGAATTAACCAAAGAAATTTACTTTTTCTTTTTCTTCTATCCATTCTTGTGGGATTTCTTTTTTAGCCCATTTGAATCCGTTCTTCTCACACCATTGTGCATATGTGGTTTTAGAACCTTTGTATATTTTTCCATTTGGAGATTGTAATACGAACCTTAAATCCATATCAGGATTCTGTTCTTTGATTAGTAAATGTTTCTTTCTATCTTCAGGTAAGAACCATCCTTTTGATTCTATAAAGATATTGTTAGGTAATCTAAAATCAGGTTTGTAAGAATGAGTAGTTGCTGGAATTGTATATGATACTTCATGCTCTTCGTATTCACCATCAATACCTTGCGATTTAAGTTGTTCATCTATGCGAGTTTCCAACCCACTTTTGTGGCCTTTCATCTTTTGGATGTGAGACCAATTTCCTTTTTTATTCATAACTTATTCTTTTTTTCTATTTTATCTTCTTAGGTCTTTACTAGGATTATATCCGTTTGGTTTACCTTTAGTGTTTTGAGGC